CTACGGCGGATACACCACCGTATCAAAGCAGGCTCTTCTACGTGGATCAGTTGACTTCGCAGGAATCGCATTCGACGCACTAGCAGTCGCTTACGCCAACGCAACCAACACCGCTGCCAAGACCAAGCTAGCAAGCCTAGACTTCACCGGAAAGGTCTTCGACCTAGACGGCGGAACTGCTGCTTCAGTTATCGAAGGTCTAATCGACGCAATCAAATACATCAAGGTTAACTCTGGCCTAAACGCCGAGTTTATTCTTTGCTCTGCCGCTGCTTACAAATACTTCATGAAGATTGCCGACTCATCTGGCCGTCCAATTGCGAACGTAAACAACGACGGTTCAAACACCTTCGCTACCGCTAACAACGACCTAACCGGAACCATCTGGGGAATCCCATTAGTTGTAGACCCAACCCTAAGCGACAGCTTCGCAATCCTAGCGAACTCTCGTGGACTTCTAACCATGGAGTCAAACGGTTCGGGAACCCGACTAACTTCGGAAGATGTTTCGACCTTGACCGACACGCTATCTCTATACGGCTTTGCAGCAATCGCCGCACCGTTCGAGTCAGCAATCGTCCAGCTAGACATCACCGCTTAGTCCGACAAATGGCTGTAACGATAGAAGAGTTTCGTTCCTACATCGGAACGGATGAAAACAGCACTTTCGTAGATGAGTGTCTGACCGCTGGTCATGCCCTTGTTACGAAATTTATTGGAACTGCGACCGTCCCGGTTACCGTTCACGATAACGCTGTTCTCATGGCTTCAAGCGAACTCTTCTATCGTCGCCAGTCGCCCCAAGGCGTCACCCAATTCGCTGCAATGGATGGAAACCCTATTCGTGCCGCTAAAGACCCTATGAACGCCGCTAGGGAACTTCTACGGCCATACACGTCTTACGGGTGCTAAATGCCAGTAAACGAGATCACTGCGTCGAAGGCAGAATACGCTCTTGCGTTGACTGAACTCGGTTTACGGGTCTCGGCTTACATTCCTGAACGAGTAGTGCCACCAACCGTTATCATCGGGCCAGGTTCACCATACCTAACCCCGGTAACAGTTGACGGCGAATACCTAATGAACCTTGAACTCATGGTTATCTCAGCTCACGCTGTGAACGTGAAGTCAACGGAACTTTTAGACTTAGCGATTGAGACCATTCTCAACGGCAACCCGGGCTATGCTCACGTTTCCAGCGTGGGCCAACCATACGCTTTACAAACCAACAACGCAGAGTTTCTTGCAGCCAACATCGCTGTAGATCTCCGCATAACCCTTTAAGGACACAAAATGGCTATTGCTATCCCAAGAGTGATTGCAAGAAACATCACTCTAACCATCGACGGTGTTGACTACGCTCCACAGGTAAACATGGTTGAACTAACCCTTGGCGACGCTCCTGGTGGCGTTCAGGCGTTCACTGAAGTCCGTCCAGACGGCGAGTGGGCAATGCAAATCGATGCTTACTACTCACAAGACGGCGACTCACTAAACCGTTTGCTATTTGCTGAGTTTGGCAACGAAATTGCTTTCGTAATCAACCCAGGCGGCGGAACCATTGGTGCAGACAACCCTGCATACACCGGAACCCTGATCGTGAACGAACTACCACCACTATCGCTTACTTCAAACGAAGAAGTTTCATTCTCGGTTACCTTGCGAGTAAAGAACACCGGGCTAGACGTAGCTTCAAAGCTCTACTACGGCCTAACCATCGACATCACCCCTTAGTCCGCTAGGTTGCTCCTATGGCTTACAAACCTAAAGCAAATGAACAAGCAATCACCATTGACGGCTTGTCGCAATGTTTCAGGGCTTTGAAAGCCATAGGAACGCCTGTGGAAGCAATCAAGGAAGCCAACAAAGAGTCTGGTGAAATTGTTGCCAAGACGGCTAGGAACATTGTTCCTGTTCAATCTGGTGCTTTACGCCGCACTATTCGAGTAGCCAACGTTTCAACAAACGTAAAGATTAGAGCTGGAAGTGCCAGGGTGCCTTATGCCAACCCAATTCACTGGGGATGGTTCAGGGATAAGAAGCGTGGCTTCAATCGAAACATTTTGCCTAATCCGTTTATGAGTAAGGCCCTTGGTTACACTAGAGATGAAGTGTTGTTGAACTATGTAAACAACATTCAAAAACTCATCAACAAATACGAATCAAACAAAGGAAAATAATGAACTTCGACAACATTCCAATCAGAGTTATTGAGCAAGTTGAAATTGAGACCGGCTTCCTAATTGAAGACCTTTTCAAGGGCGACAACAAATCTCCGTATCGTAAACGAGCCATCGCTTATCTTTCAGCTCGTAGCCGTGGAGATCTTGTTACCTGGGAAGAGATGGGCGACAAAACAGTTTTGGAACTCTCGGCCATGATGGGTGCTGACGAAGACGACCCAAAAGAGTAATACGGAGTAAGCAAGCAAACAGGATGGCTAACTTTTGTATCCAGTTTCAGCAAACTCCGGCAACGTATTACTCGCTAACAGTTAGTGAAGTGGCAGCCTTTTGGGAAGCCATTGCACCTAAAACAGATTTAAGAGGACTTATCTAATGGCAGCCAAGATGTTCGCCGAAGTAGTGATCGCTGGTTCATACAAGAACCTAAGCAAGTCCACTCGTGGTGCAACCAAAGAACTAAACATCTTTGAGAAGAACGCTAAGAAGATTAGCGGTGCGATTAGTGCAGCGTTTGCTGGTATTGCTTTGGCCGGTATCACCATGATTACCGATGCTCTTATTGACATGGGTAAAGCAGCTGCTGAAGACCGCAAGTCGATGGCCTTACTAAATAAGACCCTTGAACAAAACTGGAAAGCCACAGACCAAACAATCAAGGGTGTAGATGAATACATCACCAAGATTTCCTACCTGACCGGTATTGTCGATGACGACCTTCGCCCAGCGTTCGCCAAAATCGCCCGAGTAACCAAAGACCAAACGAAAGCACAAAAGGCTTTCGACCGAGTGTTGGACATTAGTGCAGGCACAGGCAAAGACATCAACCTTGTTGCTCAGGCTTACTCAAAGTATCTTGGTGGCAACAAGACTGCACTCGACAAGCTCATACCTGGTCTAAAGGATGCCGGTAACCGACTTAGCTTTATTGACGAGAAATACAAAGGCTTGGCAGCCGTTGCTGGTGCTAACGATCCGTTTGCTCGAATCAACGTAGTGATGGGTGAATTTCAGGAAAAGATTGGCACAGCGTTATTGCCACTAATCGACAAACTTGCCGAATGGTTGACTTCGCCTGAAGCGACAAAGCAAATGGATAAATTTGCTGAATCGGTTAGCGAAATGTTTGGATACTTTCAAAGCCCTGAAGGCCAGCAGGCTATGCAAGACTTTGGAGACAGAATACTAATGATTGGCGACGCAATCAACGATCTACTTGCTGAGTGGAAAAAACTGCAACCACTAATCGACTTTCTTTCATTTACCACGAGTGTTGCTCAAACCCCTTTGCGATTACTTGGTGAGGGTCTTGGAGCAATGGGAGTGCCTGGTCTTGGGCCAACAGCAACCACATCAACCAGTGGTGCAGCACCTGTCTACATCACCGTCAACGCACCATCAGTAAACGCTCAGGACGTTATCAAAGCCTTGCAGGGTTCAGCACGTTCTAAGGGTGTTAGTTTGCAGAGCCTGCTCCGCTAATGGCTACCACTTCAAGAACTTATTTACCCACCGATTGGCAGGTGTGGACTTACAAACCTGTTGCCGGTAAGTTTCGCCTAGACTTTTCAGCTCTAAATGGTGCTGATGTTCTTGGAGCAGTGGGAGATGTCGGCTCAATTCAAACACTTGATATAGACATTACTGGAATCCAAATAAGTGATGGTGGCCAACCAAACAACGGCGTTTTTGGTATTTATAATCCAGGCACCATGTCCTTATCTTCGCAATTCCAAACTTGGGATGCTGCGTTAGTTAAAGAGCTTTACAACGGTAAAGAAATTTACATCACTCTAAAAAACGAAGCGACTTACACAGATCCTATTTTTGGTAAAAATACTGTTTACTTTATTGGGTTTATAGATTCTTTGACAATCACCGTTGACCCAATCAACTTGATTACGAACTTGACGATAACTGCAACCGATGTCGCCGGTGCAGCCATGAACTTTCCAATCATCGTCACTAGAACTGACTCCAAAGCAACAGCGATGCAAAATGCAATTGCCAATGCTAGAAATGCTGGCCAAATCTCATCATTTATCAACAGCACGTTCTTTTTAGGTTCTTTGGCAACATCTTGGGAACCAATTGCTGGGCAACCAACCTCAAAGTTGACAATCGGTGAAGGCATAGACGAATACATTGCTGCTGAAGTTGCAACGCTAGCCACACGATACTTTCAAGACAACACAGGCACAATTTACCTTTACTTTGAAGGTGAAACAATTGCTGCCAACAGCAAAACCGGCCGACTTATCCCTGACTCAATAATTACAAACATGGTAATTGGACAAGATGGAGCCAACGTGCCGACTGCTTACAACTTGTCAAACTCAGTGGGAAATTACCAATACGGTGGATTTGCTGACAGCCAGTTGTCTAATCCAACAATTTACACTTCTCAGCTGGACGTTCCAACAGCATCTTTGAAAACCATTGCTGACCAAACGGCTCTTTATCAACCAGCAATTCAACCAACAGAAGTTACAATCAAATCGGCTCGAAGTTTCCAAACAATAACTTTCGATAACACACTTTACGGATCAGATTACTTTTACCCATCAAGACACTACTGGAGCGGAGAAGAAGTCAAAACAACACCAGCATTTACTGGGGGAACTTTTTACCACACAATTCTTGGCACCAGCCACACAATCACGCCAGACGACTGGCAAACAACGTATCAACTATGGAAAGGCTTATAAATGTCGGGCAGATTTACATTTACAGCAGGCAACACACTTACAGCTGCACAACTCAACACCAACATCATGGACGGTGTTTTTTACAAGACACAGGTCGGAACATCAACTGTTTCTCTTACTAGCAACGCTTCCTGGTCTTATGGTGCGGTGAACGTAACTAACCTGTCTGGGTTCACCGTCGATCCTTACGTTGTAGCCACAGCCGAAGCCACCACCACCACCACACCAGTCCTAACCCACGTTGACGTAACTAGCACGACTAACATGACCGTTTACATGTTCCGAGTTGGTGCTTCAACCGCTTCGACCACTGTTCGTTGGCTAGCCATGCAAGCCACTTCATCAACCGCCGCAGGAAGTTAATATGAAACTAATCAAAGCCACTTGCCAAACCCAAGGATGTTCCTACAAAGGTAAAACATCTGAGTTTGTTTCCAATGTTGAACTGACTCAGTGTGCTGAGTGCGGCAACATCATCACCGATTTAGTTATCGAAGAAGTAGCAGATGGATCAGCCGAAGCGACCGAGTAGCCAAACCGCTCTACTTCTTCAACTCGTTCAGGACGTAGCAGACATTAAAGCCGGTATTACATCGGTGGCCGACCACGAAACTCGTATTCGTGAGTTGGAAAAGGCTCGCTGGTCGAGTGCCTGGCTAACCGGGTTACTTAGTGCCGGTGTGTCGTCTGTTATCGTCGCAATCATTATCAAATCAGTAGGAGCATAAATGCCAACTCGTAGAGAAGCCTTAGCCACCATGCGTTCAATGGTTGGGAAAGCCAGAAAAGAATTGCCGTGGCTAAAGAAGAACCCGAAACTTGGAGACTGTGCTGCAGGTTACTCTTATGTTGCCAATGGCAAAATGACTAAATACATTTGGGTTTCCGAGCTTGTGGGCCTGATGAAGAAGAACGGCACTTGGCGTAAGGGTAAGCCACAACCTGGCGATGCTGTGATTTATGACTGGAACGGCGATGGCGGTTGCGATCACGTTGCAATGTTCCACTCGGTTGCCAAGAATGGTTTGTGGGTTGCGTTTGGTGCTAATCAGGGTAAAACTAAGCAGGTAACTAAGTTGATGACCGGTAAGGGTGTGATTCTTGGTTGGGGAACTCCTTTCAAGTTTGCTGAACCTGTTGCCAAAGAGTCTGTTGTTGCACCGGCTACCGAAGTTGAAACACCTTTTACTGAAATGCCGTTGGCTCCAGAACACTACGAAGCCCCAGAAAGCCCTGTAAGCCCCGTAGAAGCCCCGACACCTGTCGAGAGTGTGATTGTGCCACCTAAAGCCTTTCAACCGCTCAGTAATGGTTCTAAGGGTTCAAATGTGAAGAAGTTGCAGACCGCTCTAAAAGTTACAGCTGACGGCGACTTCGGCCCGATAACCGAAAAAGCCGTAAAGGCTTACCAACTCAAAAAAGGCATCGTCATTACCGGCGTTGTCGACGAAGAAACATGGAAAAGACTAAAACTATGAAAAAACACATCAAACGTGCCCTAAGAGTATTGGCATTTGCCGTTGGCTCGGGCATCGTATTTATTGCCGCAGGATCTGTTGGTGGCATGTCGCCATTCGATGCAGCTCTTATCGGTGCGACTGGAGCCATCATGGTTATCGCTGTTGCTATCTTGTTTGAGTATGCCGGTAAGGGTGGCGTATCAGATGAAGCCTTTGATGAAGCGATTAACACTGGTATCCAGAAAGTCAAAGCCGATACGGAAAAGAAGAAGTAGCCAATACGCTTGGCGAACTGGTAATGGTGGGTCGGACGGCTTGCTCGATGCCAGGCGACGGGGATGGATGGTTTCGACTAGCTGAAAAGCCACAAGTGGACTCGGTTAGGACTCGGGTTCGATTCCCGACATCTCCACCAATTTGCATAAATGTCTAAATAGTTTGCTACACTGCCTACTAACAAGTCCCTCCGCTTGTTAGATGGGGAAGCCGGACACCTACCCCCATCGGTGTCTGGTTTCTTCATTTCCACCGCAAATTGCAAAGGAAATAAAATGGCATTTAACTTAGCCGATTACCAAACCGTTCAAGAACGTATCGAAATCTTTTGGCGTTTATACCCTGACGGCCGTATCTTCAACGACATTGTTTTGACCAATGAAAAAGAAGTGATCATCAAATGTTCGGTGTGGAAGAACTCCAACCAGCAACTGCCCGACGTTACCGACTTCGCTCAGGAACCAATCACGGAAAAGGGAATCAACTCGACTTCTGCTGTTGAGAACTGTTCCACGTCGGCGACCGGTCGAGCACTATCGCTCCTGGGCGGCGAACTCTCACCATCAAAGAAGCGTGCTTCGGCTTCCGAAATGTCTAAGCGTGGCCGAGTGTTACTTGGTAAGGCTCAGGAAGCGTTCGATAAAGAGAACCTGGACGAGTTGCGTGAGCTTTACACCGAGTCCAAAGAGTCAGCCGTTGACCCAGTGATCGTGCAACAAATTCTTACCCTTGGTGGACAGTTGGCTCAGAGAATGAAGAACCCCACCATCGGAAAGGAAGAAACGATAGTGGGGCAGCCTAACGGCTCGGCCACCGCAACAGAAGCCGTCTAAGGGGAATCTTACTATGTCTACTGTTGAAATGACCGCTGTTCTGCACCATTCGCAGGCTACTGGGTCAACCAAACTTGTTTTGATGGGTATTGCTTACCACATGGGTAAAGATGGCTTGAATGGTTGCTGGCCGTCTCAGGGCACTCTGGCCGAATACGCTAACATTTCGGTTCGTCAGGTTCGCCGGGCCATTGATAACTTAGTCAACTTAGGCGAGTTAGAGGTTTCTGTGCATGGTGCTTGGGCTAAAGGTTCAGCTGCACAAACTAACGTTTATTACCTGGCTGATTTGTGTCCTGATACTTGTGATGGAACGATAAATCATCGTCGTTCGGTGCGGACATTTAAGGTAGCAAGTGCGGACATCTACGGCACATAGTGCGGACACTGGTGACCAAAGGTGCGGACATAGGTGTCCTATAAACTATAAAGGAACTATAAATGAACTGTTAAGAAATACTTAATAGGGAAATTACAAGAAAAGGAAACACAAATTATGGCAGCAAAGATTACAGTGGCCGGCACTCTCCAGGTAAGCAAAACAGGATCCACATCGGTTGTTACTTTGTGGGATAAGTCCTACAACGAGAAACTGCAGAAAGACATCAAACAGGCTTACAAGCTGTGGATGAATGTTCCAGCAGATTGGACTGAAGGAACCTGGGTTGAAGTTACAGGAACACTCTCTGTTCGACCATCAACCAACATTGACGGCACACTCCGCACATACCTTGATTCAAAAGGCAACACAGTAACAGCTCACGATCTCAACGTAAACGATGTTGAAGTTATCCGAGTAGACATCAAGACCGGTGCAGATACTTCAAATGTCGACATGGACGACGTTCGCAAATACGGCACACCACTACAACAAACCATCATGGACGACCAACCGTTCTAATGCCCTACCTACAACTGACCGTCGAAGGGAATCCTGTTCCGCAGGGTTCCTTTCGTCACGTCGGTAACGGCCGCATCATCTCAGCTAACCCTAAACTCAACGACTGGCGACAAACCATCGCTGACCAAATAGGCTTACAGACCCCTGTGCGGCTCATAGAAGGCTCAATACGAGTTGACTTGGTATTTACCTTAGAAAGACCTAAAAGCGTTTCTAGGGAGCGTAGACCGAAACCAATCACAAGAAGTTCCTACGATCTCGACAAACTCGTGCGGGCCACACTCGATGCAATTTCCTTAGAACGCTACATTCAGCTCATCGGAGACGATAGCCAGGTAACCGACCTACACGCCGCCAAACGCTACTCAGACCACCGACGACCCGGCGTAACCATCATGATTCATTGGTAACGATTCGATAACAAGCGTGTCTAAATGCTAGACACACTACAAAACAGGCCACAAACTAATACAGCAACAACAAACCGCTAACCAAACAAAGGAAAACAAATGAACAAGACAATCGAAATCAACATGGACAACTTCTTTGCAAACGAAGCAACTCGCAAAAATCGTGAGCAAGTCCTAATCAACCTAGCGAAGCCACAATCAACAAAGGCAGTAGAAATCACTTACCTACTTGCCGGCCTTATCAGCGACGCAGCCGAAGGTTACACATTTAAAGACGGCAACGACGACGTAATGATTACTTCGGCAGTCAAGCGAATCATCGAACTGGTTGAAGGTAAGAACTAATGCTCAAATTCCTAACCGCTCTATACGTCATCGCCTGGCTAATCGTCGACCTACCAATCGGCGTAGCCATGATACTTCCAGCCATGATCGTGCTGCTTATTCCGAAAGCATGGCAGTAATGGCCATCAAGAAACTATCCAAAGAGAAGCTCGAACAGGTTGAGAACTATCGCCTGGCATGGTTGGAATGGCACAACAAACTACGCCAACAACCAATCCACAGCGATCTATGGTTCGCTCAACTCAGAGAACGCAACGCCTGCTACGACCTGCTAATGCAACTAACTGGACTAACCCGGTCCCGAGTCGACAACCTAATCTACGGCCAAGTAACCGCCGCAACATTCTGGTTAGCCGATGGCACAATACGAAAGGATCACCCACATGAATAGCAACGGCCAAATTAAACACCAGGCGATTATGGAAGAACGCAGACGACTCAACTTTGTTGTGCAAACACAGATGGACGACTTGAAGCTGCGAATCGCTAACAGCAACAACGACTTCATCAAACAGGCTTGGACAATAGCCTTGCTTGAACTAACCGAAGTGCAACGCATGACCAACTACCCAGCAAAGGAAGTCGCATGAACGAACCCAGCAGCTTATCTTCAATCGCATTCAACACCGGTGTAATTGCTGAACGCTCACGCCTATTCAAACAACTTATCGAGTTAGGTGTGCTTCGTCATTCCATGCTTGGCGACAACTGGTATGTGATCTACACCGAGCAGGGTGCCATGGACATAACCAAAGACCGATTGGAAGGCAAATTATGAGCGAATCAAGACCAATTCACACAGTCGAAGAATCTATGATTTGGCGTAACGGCCGAAACAATGGCATTTATCAGGAACGTGAACGCATTATCAAACTGCTCAAAGAATCAGACTCAGTTTGCAATGAGTGGGCTATCGCTCTTATCAAGGGAGAAACCAAATGACCGAGAACCACCCAATGTTCGACCAACACCGCTACACCACCAACGACCTAGCCAAACACATCGTCATCTACGATTTTGAACGCACCGGCTGGTTAGACGTCCACGTAAACCCAGACGACTACGGAGCAGACCTTATCGCCACCAGTGGCCGCACAGGAGCCAAATGGACTATCGAAGTCGAAGTCAAACATAACTGGGAAACCGGGCCATTCAAATACTCCACGATCCACATCTCAGCTCGCAAAGCAAAATACAACAACGAACACCACATGCACGTCACCATGAACAGTGCCTGGACACATTACCTAATCGTTCCACCGAGTGCTTTGGCTGAAGCCAAGCGAGTTATCAAGAACACATCGGTAAGCGAGAATGAAATGTTCCTAGAAATACCAATCAGCGAATGCCAAATCATAGAAAGAGAAACAACATGAGTATCGAAGACCAGCAACTAAACGAAATGGTGAACGCCATTCAGCAAGTCGTCAACGTTCAAGACATCAAAGCCAGACAAGAAGTGCTAAACCTAATTGGCACAGGTCTCAACGCAGACAAGAACCCAGCCGAAATCCTAAGCAGCGTATTGGACTGGTGTGGGAATGCGTGATCTAGTTGCTTGGCTATTACTCACCATGTCTATCATCGGTGGCTTGTATGCCATTGGGCTAATCATCAGCTACTTCGTCCTGCCCCGAGACTTCAA